CCCGTGGGTGGCGTCAAAACCGCCGTGCAGATGATGTTCGAAGAATCGCAGGCAACCAACCCGGCCGACTACAGCCAATCCGATGAGCCGCCCGTGCTAAACCGTGAGTTCTTCCTGAACAGTGAGCAGCAATACACAATCGCGTTCTATGTTGACGGTGAATTGCACCAAGATTTCCCGGTGCAGCCGACCTATTTGGGCCGGGTACTCGACCACATACCGCAGGTCATTATCGGTTCGACCGATTACGGCACCGATGTTGATGTGATCCCCCTCTATGGCCTCGCTGACACAGCGGTATCGATCTACCAGATGGACGCCGATTTAAGTCAAAGCGAGTTCCTCACTGCCAACCCGACCTTGGTCATTACCGGCATCGATGTGGATGAAACCCCGGGAGTGGTCGGCCCCAATATCGCCATGGTGATCAGCAACCCGAACGCCAAGGTGTTCTACACGACAACCGATACCGGCGGTCTTGGAAGCATCCGCAGTCATATCGAATTGGCATTCAGGCAGGCGGCCCATGAAGGCGCCAATCTGCTCGGCCCGGACAAGGCAGGGGCAGAATCAGGCGAGGCGATCAAACTTCGACAGGCAGCCAGCGGCGCAACCCTTGAGGGCGTGATTGATCAGGTCGGTGATGGCATCCTCAAAGCCCTTCAAATGATCGCTGACTGGATGGGCGTATCAGGCGATGTGGTGTTCAGCCCGAACAAGGACTTTGGCGGCAATAGCCTCACGGCGCCAGAGCAGGCAGCATTGCTCCAAGCGTGGATCGCTGGCGGGATTAGCCGTGAAACCTATCTGGAAAACATGCAGGACACAGGCATCCTGAGTTCAGAAATCACCATTGACGAGGAAGTGGCTCGTATCGAGGCAGCCAGCCCCGGTTTCGCAGCGCCCCCAATAGTGCCCGATGCCGACTGATCGTGATGTGACAGATGCCTACCTTCGACATGCCGTGCAATTGGATCGTGCGGTATTGGGTGAGGCTGGTCGATCAGCAACGATTGCCCGGGAACTCAATGATAAATTCCTCGCTGTAATCATACCCAAGCGCACCCGCACCCCTGCTCAACAGAACCGGGCCGTGAGTGCAGCTACCGCTGAATATGTGAGGGGGTGGAACGCCCAACTGGTTCCGCAACTGGAAGCCAATGGTGCCCGAGCCGCTTCAATAGAAGCAGGATTCCAAGCCGGTGCCCTTGAAACCTTCACTGGAAGCACGACAGTCCGTATCCCTGATGAGCTTGGCCTTCTGCAACGTGCCAGCGCCACCCCCTTTCAGGGAAAAGTGATGAGTGATTGGGCCATGGGTGTCGCCGGCTCCACAATCCGGGCCGCGCAATCAGCTTTGAACGTGGCATTTGCCGAGGGATTGTCACCCGGGGATACCGAAAAGGCGCTGGCGGGGGTGATGCAGAGGAATGTCCGCGATGTGAGGGCTGTGGCGCGTACCTACATGCAGCAATACGCATCTCAGGCGCGTGACAGCGTGTTACAGGCCAATAATGATCTGATTAAGGGGATTATGTGGGTGTCTACGCTCGATAACCGGACTACCGGCATTTGCATGTTGCGCGATGGCGAGGTTTACGACATGGAAACCAAGGAGAATATTGACGGTGGGCCAAGCTGGCTCGATGGCCCCGGCAACTCACATTGGAACTGCCGATCAGTGGGCACCCCTCAATTGGTCGGTGTTGAGGAAACTGGATACCGTCCTGCAGTCGATCCGGGTGAGGATTATGAGCGTGGGGATAACACCACCCGATCAGGCCGGGTCAGGAAGCCAAACAAGGCGGCCCGGGAAGCAGATATTTATTCGGTTCGTGGAGGCGCCAAGCGCGGTGTCCCTGTGAATACGAATTACGAAACTTGGCTGAAAGCGCAGGGTAATAAATCTCCCGCTTTCGTTGAGGATATCTTGGGAGTGGAAAGGGCAAAGCTGTTCAATGAAGGCACACCCCTGTCCAAGCTCATAGATAACAACACTGGAACACCTATCACTCTCGATCAACTAGCACAGCAAGGAATACTCTAATGGAAATAACCGAAGCAGAATTGGCAGCAAAAATCAGCGATGCCGTGGCAGTCGAAACCGCTGGCCTCAAAACCAAGCGCGATGAATTACTGGATGAGGTCAAATCGACCAAGGCCAAGTTCGCCAGCTACAAATCGCCGGATGAAGTGGCCACCATTCAGGCGCAACTCGATGAGGCGCGTAAGGGCACCGGCACTGAGGATGCTGTCAGACTAGCGTTATCTGATGCCGAAGCTAAACACCAAGAGGCGGTGCGCGATCTGACCACCAAGCTCGATGTGGCAACCCAAGCCCAAACCGATGCGACCAACAAGTACAACGGGTCGATCATCGATACTCAGGTACGGGCGCAGGCGATCAAGGCAGGCGTACTCCCTGAAGCACTTGAGGATGTTTGCAAACGAGCGGCCTCGATCTTTGTGCTGGATGCTGACGGTAAATTGGAAGCGCGTGATGCCAGTGGCCAGCTACTCAAGGATGAAAGCGGTGAGCGCCTTGTGACGCCTGACAGCTACATGGAGTCATTGCAGGGCAGCAACTCGTATTACTTTGGGCAGTCCAAAGGATCAGGCGCACCCGGTACAGATCGCGGAGGCAATGCCGATATGACGCCGGATAATGAGAAGCTGGACAATGCAGCCAAGACCGATTTTGCTGCCTTCCAGAAGATGCGCCGCCCGGATGCCAAAGAGGCATAGTTGACACCCGGGGGTTCGTGAGCTATAAAGCGATTAACAAGTGATCGATTATGGCTAGGCCAGCCCCCGGGGGGTTCTAATTCTTCACTTGAGATTGCCAATCAGGCAGGGCCGATTGACAGGACAGATCATAAATTGATTGCGCCGGTCGAACGCCAACAACCTTTTTGTTCGCGGTGCTGAACTTAAAGGAATTCAAAATGACACTCACAGCCATTACCGTAGACATGATTGCCGCAGAAACCCTGTTGCAATTGCAAGATCAACTCGTATTCGGAAACCTGCTTTACCGTGACAAAACGTCTGATTTCGGTGATGTACAGGGCTTTGCCGTAGGCGATTCCGTTAAAATCCGTCAGAACACTGCCTTTCAGGTAGATGAGTTCGCTGGCACCGTTAACCGTCAGAATATCGTGCAGTCCAAGCGCGACTTCGAAATCGAAAAGCACTATGACGTTTCGACTTCACTGACCTCTCGGGAACTGGCACTTGACCTCGATAACTTCTCCCGGGAAGTGATCCAGCCTGCCACCGTGGCACTGGCTGAGAAGATTGAGGGCTATCTGGCATCGAAGGTTTATCAGTCTGCTTCGCTGATCGTGCAGGATGCGCTGATGAGTACCGCGCAGAAAACCGCGCTGGTTCGTGCAGCCGCAAACCAGAGCAAAATCCCCATGGGTGGACGCACTGGTATTGTGAACCCTGATCTGGAAGCCGCCCTGTTGGGTGCCGATTACTTCCACGCCGCTGATATCCGCGATGGCCAAGCGATCCCCGCTCTGACCGATGCAGTATTGGGCCGGGTGATGGGTGTTAACTGGTACGGTTCGCAGTTGTTTGACACACAGTCAATCACTCCGGGTGATGGCGCCTCTGCTGGCACTGACAATCAGGCAGGCGCAGCCAACCAGTTGGGCGCACTTGTGCTGACGGTCGATGCAACCTCTGGCACTGTCGCAGCCGGTGATTATCTGCAAGTCGCAGGTATGCGCCGACCCGTTCAGGCAGCCGCAGGCGCAGCCCCGGCATCCACCTCAATCCAGTTGGTCGATCCGATCAATGAGATCGTCCCGGATAACGCGGCAGTAACGACTATTTCCAGCGGTGCTGCTTATACCGTTCAGGGAATGATCGCTGCTCCTGATGCGTATGCTTGGGCCGCGCCTCCGCTTGATCTGCCTGCTGACGTATCCGCTTCGGTGGTTACTGCAAACGGCATGTCGGTTCGGGTAGTTCAGGATTACGATTCGACTACCAAGACCAACAACATCTCGTTTGACCTGTTGTGCGGCGCGACTGCTTACGATCCCCGTAAGTCAATCCTGCTTGCCGAACTGAACTAATTGGGCGCCCCTCCGGGGGCATTCATGAAGATCATTAAGGTATACAACGAGGCGGGTGAGTGTCGTACTTGCCTGCCCTCACAGGTCGCCATGATGGAGGCAAATGGATGGACGAAGGATGGTGTCAAAGCCAAGCCCAAGTCCAAACCCAAGGCCAAAGCGAAGAAGGCGAAACCTAAATCCGATCCGGGGGCTTAACGGCCCCTTCAACTTATGGGGCTTGGACGATGGCCAACCTACAAAGTGTCACCCCTTACGCCTCAATAGCGCAGGCAGACGCAGTAAATGGAACCGATGAGCCTTGGGCCTCGGCTACCGATCCAGACAAACAAACCTCATTGGTCAATGCGACCCTGTACATCGATGCGGCATACCGCTGTGTACTGACTGACCCTGTCCAAACCAATGTCGTTGAAGCCTGCTCTTTGCTGGCCAACATCGATCTGGACACCCCCTTATTTCAAGTCGATACCACCGTGCCCGGTAACGTGTCTGCAGAAGCAGTCGCCGCCGGATCAGTATCGAGCAGCAAGTCATTTTCAGTTAACCCGGGGCCAAGCAAGAAAGACCCCTTCCCGGAAATCACGGCACTGCTCGGACAAGGGGGAGTTTGCTCCTTTGGTAATTCCGGCATTGTGTCTGTGAGCAGATAATGGGACTCCGCGGCGATGTGCAGACAGCGATTGGTGAAGCATTCGATACAAGCCTTGCGGATGCGGTTCAAGACTATGTGTTTACCAGCCGGGGGGATTCTGTATACGATCCTGCTTCTGGTGCTGTGGTAGCCAGTGAAACCGATTACTCAACCCGGGGGGTGTTTGATGTGCCCTCTGAACAGCAACTTAATGACAGCAATGTGAGGCCATTCGATACAGTCGTGATTACGCTCCAAAATGAATTAGCGGCCAACGTGGTGAAGCCCAACGATCTAATCACCATGGGCACCGGCAAGGAACTGACCGTTTACAAGGTTCAGCCCGATCCGGCGGCAGCTTCGTGGAACATTTTTGCGAGGGATGCAGCCGATGCGTGAACTCAATAAACAGTTCACAGACAAGGTGAATGCCGATCTGAGCAAACTGGTCGTGGATATGCAGCGCACAGCCACCTTGGATATCTGGAACATGCTCACCCGGGCCACCCCTGTCGATACTGGACGCGCCCGTGCAAGCTGGATTGCGACCACCCGGCAGCCTTCCGATGAGGAACCACCCGAGGGGCAGCCCACATACCCCCTGAATCGCCCCTCACTGGGAAATACCAAGATGGGGATACCCAACTTCGTGGTGTCCAATCTGGTGTACATGAGCCGGCTCAATCAGGGTCACAGTGAGCAGGCGCCCACCATGTTTGTGGAGAGGGCGGTCACTAAGGGATGGGCGGCAGCTAATCGCCGGATCAGGAAAGAATTACAGAGGCGCGGATTTTGACATACGCTGAAATCGAACAGATATTCCAGACCTACATGGCGGCCAATTGGACTGCCACATCGGTCTTGGCATTCGATAACGTGCCACAGAATACGGTCGCGGATCAGGCGTGGGCACGGTTCACAATTGTGTCGATCGATGCAGAGAATCGCACCCTTGGGCCGAACCCTGCTATCACCAAGAATGGATTTGCTGTCCTGCAGACTTTCACGGCGCTTAACAAAGGCTCCCGAGAGGCGCAAACTATAGTCGATGAGTATCTGACCTTGATGGAAAACCAGATATTCGCGAACACCCTGTACACCTATGCCGGTGAGGCAATTAGGATCGGGGATGATGGCAATAACTGGTATCAATTAAATGTTCAGGTTCCCTTTCAAGGGACTTAATAAAAGAGGAATGACCCGATGGTAACTTCAACAAATAGAACTGACTTGGCCTATGTGGCAGAGGTTACTCCGGGCACTACGCCCCCGGCCCCTGCTTTCCAATCACTGCCTGTAACTGGTATCGGCCTCCAAACCGAAATCGCTACAGCCGTATCTGAGGCTATTCGTAACGACCGGCAGATCGATGATCTGGTGCTTGTGGATGAGAACATTCAGGGATCAACCCCGTTTGAACTCACCTTCGAAGCGTGGTCGCCGCTGATGATCGCCCTGCTTCAAGGACTGCCCGGTGTTACTGCCAGCCTGTCCGGAAGCGATGTGGATGTGACACAGGGCACTTCAACCTACTCATCCGCAGGCACGGTGAACTTCTCCAGCCTTGAGCCGGGTATGTTTGTGAACATTCAGGGCTTTGCCAATGCGGCCAACAACGGCCCCAAGGAAGTCGTATCGAGTACGGCAACCGACCTGATCGTGACTGACACTGGTCTGGTGTCGCAGGCATCCGGTGATCCGGTCACATTTGAGGCAGCCAGCTACCGCAACGGCGCCGAAGAAGCGCAGGCATTCACCTTCCGCAAGGGCATCTCCCCGGCGGGTGGCACGGAGTCGATTTTCTACTTCACTGGATGTGAGGTCAGTCAAATGACCTTTGGCTTCAATACGGCTGAAATCTTGACTGCCACCATGGATATCATGGGCCTTGCCTCTGATGCCACGACCACCCCTATCGCGGGTGAAACGATTGTGCCGGTGGTTAACTA